CAATGGCGATGACGTTCTTTTCAGAATGCCTAACTGCTTTATTTCTGTTTGGAAAAGTGCGCTAGCTGGGGTTGGTTTTAAGCTCTCAGACGGTAAAAATTATATTTCGCCCGATGTTGCTATGATCAACTCTCAACTATTTCGCAAAACCAAACTTGGTTTTAAGCGGTTGGGGTATCTTAACCAGACTATTATCACTGGTATGAACGTCAAGTCATCCGAAGACAACAAATGTACTCCTACCCAGATTGGCCGAGAGATCAATACGATGTGCCGTTTCTGCCCTTGGGCAGCTTCAGCTATTCCGCTTTGTTTCTCCCGCTGGCCCCTCTTTAGCCTCCCTAAGTTCAAGTTTGTTCCTAATTGGTACATCCCTGTTCATTTGGGCGGCTTCGGTGTCAGCCCGGCGCTTGCGCCCGCCAATCTTAAGTATACCCTATCTCAACGAAAGATCGCGGCGAATTTCTTTAATTCACCACAATCCGCGCTTTATCGTTCTGTGTATGGTGTCGATGGGCCAACGGCCGACGAGATCAGTCTAATGCGGCCTTATGGCAAGCATTTTGACCGAGCTTACGGCCGAAAGTCCGCCGAATTCCGACGCCGACTAGTGAGCCTTGCCGTAAGGCCTGAGATTGGCCCTCTCCTCGAGTGCGGGCGCTTCGTGCGTCCACCCCCTCCTGGATGGCCGGTCCGGGTCACTATGATCGGGTGCGCCGTCGGACCGCGTGAACAATTCGCTAAGAACTTTTCTGCGGTAGTTTCTCTTCCGTTCAACTCATTCTTGAAGCCGATGTCAATCCGAAAAATTCGGGACTTCGACGACGAGTACGAGCTGACTTCGAGTGACCTCGCTGTTTGTCCGCCTTTGCACCCTTTCTTTCGGTTGCCTTTGGAGAAATCCATCGTGATTGATCCTAGAGCAAGTGGTGCGGGTGGTCATATGTCCGAAGCTGACATTGTGGTTCACCCCGCAGTGCCTGGTACACGCAAGCCAGGCCCTGCTGACGCTGAACCGGCATACGCGAACTTTGAGATGATTGAGGCCGATTGGCCCAGTCATCTTTAGTCCGCATGGGGTCCAATCGAGTAATGGCCCAAATCGACCCGCGATGTCGAGCTAACCAGAACGCCAAGAGACTGCACGGCGCCCCCTCTTTCAGGTTTCGATTGGATGTACAGTCCCTGCAGCCCAGGAATCCCATACCGGCTATTGCC